AAGGTGGATGGAAGCAACTGTGTTGCGTGGCACAGTAAGAAGCCATGATGTAAGTGAGGCTGTGGCTGGCAACAACTTCGATGTTATCTGGTACCTGGGGCATGGCACCAAAGAGGGCATTATGCTGTCTGATGGCTTGCTGGGTATTGCAGGCTTGGTTCAGTACGTGCGGATTGGAGAGAGCAGCCTTTGTGTCTTGAATACGTGTGAGAGTGAAGAGGCTGGCATTGACATTTCGGCGCAGAGCGGGGCTGATGTCATCTGCACCATAACTGAGGTGGACAACAAGGACGCTATCAGGCTGGGGCATTTGCTGGCTGGTGAGATTGCCACAACGAGCAGCTATCAAGAAGCTTTTGATATTATCGCTACTCCTGGCTCTGACTACCGCTACTATGAGGCTGGCAAGGTGGCACGCTCCTACCGCAGAGAAGCTGATGACGAGTTGCTGAGGCTGGTGTATCGGCTGGATGCAGAAGTAAAGCTGCTGAGGTGGCTCAACATCCTGACACTGGTTGTGTTGCTGATTTGGATTTTGGTTGACTGGGTGAGGGTTTCGCTATGAACAACTTGCAGAAGTGGATTGACAAGTACCTGGTTCCCATCTATGAGCGCGAGGGCTGGGTGCCCACAGCTATCTTCCTGTTGCTGGCTGTGGGCGTTGTGGCTCTGGCTGTGTTGCTGTTTGGCAGTGAAGTGGTAAAGGAGTTCTTTAATTGAATCTTGACACAAGCAAGTACCTCGATGCGTTGAAGCGTGTTGACAACCCCCCTGTTGTAAGCGATCACGTTGACACAGGGGAAGCTGGGCTTTACATCTACACCTGGCGCTGTGTGCTACTGCATGAGCTGACAGAAGCAGAGAACGGCGGCGGCCACCACGTCCATATTGACTTGCTGACAAGAGACGGCATTCGCATTGGCACAAGTCTCTTCAATCCCCGCATTGCTTACGGCTGGGCAGGCATGGCAGTCAGTGAAGCGCCGACTCCCCTGAAGCTTGAGAAGCCTGAAGGAGAGCCCGGCTTCAACTTTCCTATGTGGGGCGACGCTTCTAACTGGTGCAGTGTCAAAGACGGCGGTGTGCCAAGTGACACGGTGCATGGGCTGCAAGGCGGCTATGAGCACAAGTCCTTTTATGTTGTGTTTCAGTTTCAGGAGACACCCGCTCCCCCTGTTGACGATGAGGCAGGCTTTGTCACAGTGCAGCGGAAGAAGGTGCGTTCTGTGCTGAACAGCCTGAAGCAGTTTGGCGGCATGGCGCAGAGTGAAGTGAAGGAGTTGGAGGCTTGGTTAGCATGAACTTTCCAAAACCAACACAAGATGAACGAATGGAAGGATGGGAAATTTCACCTGATTTTATAAAGGCGGTTTGCGATAGATTCATTTTGAAATATCAAAATGGCACTAGCAAACCATCTATTGAAATCATTCCGTGCGATATGAATGATTTGCTTGAGGTAGTGGAAGAAGCATTGTTTTGGTTTGACAGGAAATAAAAGAGTTGGAGGCGTGGTTAGCATAATGCCAAAAGGAAACGCAACGGCGCAAGCCTATCAAGTGGAGATGAAAGACGGTAAGCCATCGTTTACGTACAAAGGGCTTGTTTCATCTTCGCTTGTTGTAAGAGTGAATGAGCTTGCAGTGAATAATGTTCTGAATGGCTTCACCATTCACATTCATGCAAATGACAGAAATCAGTTTAACGAGTTGTGGAGCAAAGCCAATGGAATCAATTAACTGGACAACGATTCTGCTTGCTGCCCTCACTGCTGCTGTCTTTGGCACCCTGGCAGTTCTGGTTCAGAAGTGGGCAGAGCAGCCGCCGCGCCCGTTTCTGGTGAAGCAGGGCAGCGTTATAGGCGAGTTTCTGATTGCCTACTGCGAGAAGCAGGGCTGTGACCTTGATTCCGTGTGCCTCGTGGCGCATGAGATAGATGAAGAGACAACTGTCTTCCACATCAAAAGCTTGGACTTGTTTCCCGAAGTGTGGTTGGGGGATGAATGAAACGCCCATTTTATGGCAGGTACAACGACTTAGTAATAAAGCTCAAAGCTGGCGAGAAGCGAATACTGAAGCGTTGCTACAGACGCTGGGAGAGGCGACAACTTGAACGAGAACTGGGTGCGTGCTGCTTGGCTGGGGCTGGGCTACAAGCCGAATCCTACACAGGCTGAGATTCTGTTGAATGTGCGCGACAGTGGCAACAGATTCTTTCTCATCTGTGGCGGCGAGCGTGCAGGCAAGTCGATTACTTCTGTAGCTTCCCTCTTCATGATGCTTGATCCATCTGTAGAGGGTGAGTTTGTTTACTGGATTGTGGGGCCAGACTACGCCCAAGCCCGGGCAGAGTTCAGCTACATTCATAAGACCTTTGCAGCCCTTGGCATGATTGACAAAGTGTCAATGCCTGAAACCAAGACGCAGCCGTGGATTCTGCACGCTGCTACTTCCAAGTGGAAAGCCACATTTGAAACAAGAACATCATCAGACATTACCAAGCTGGCAAGCTTCACAGTGCATGGCGTGCTGATGGTGGAAGCAGCGCAGCAAAGTAACGATGTGTGGCTGAAGCTTCGGGGACGTGTGGCAGAAACAAGAGGCTTCATTGTGCTTTCTGGCACTTTGGAGAATGGGTTTCCATGGTACGCCGACATGATGGAGCGTTGGGCAGCGCCCAACACAGAGGGCGGCGCAAGTTTCAGCCTGCCAACATGGAGCAACACAGCAGTTTTCCCGCTGGGGCTGAATGACCCTGAGATGCAGGCGCTTAAACGCACCTATCCACCCGATTTATTTGCCGAAAGATTTGGAGCAAAGCCACGAAGGAAGCGCGGGTTAGTGATTCCTGAGTTCGATTTCAAGAAAAACGTCAAGGAATTGACCTTTGATGAGACAAAACCTGTAGAGTTGTTCATTGATCCAGCGCAGCACACCTATGCAGTGTGGTTTGCGCAGCAGCAAGGGCAGTACACATGTGTCTTTGATAAGGTTTATGAGCACGGATTGACTGTTTTTCAGATTATTACAATGGCAAAGAAGTCGCAGTACTGGCCTTATGTGGCTGGTGGCGTCATTGATGTGGCAGGAACACAGCAGCACGCCAACAAAAGCCAGGTGCAACTGTGGCGAGAGCGTGCAGGGGTTGAGTTACGCTTCAGAAAGTGGCATGAAGAGGTGCTTATCAACACTGTGAGGGCGCATATAGGCGGCTACGCCAACACAGAAAGTGTAGCAGATGAACTTGTGCCACTTTGTTACTTTGACAAGTCCCTGATGACGGGCGTTTCTCCTGATGGCTTGGCTATTGAGCCACTTTCTGAGTTCGCTTTGTGGCGTTGGCCTCGGCAAACTGAGAATAGCAGCTCGCCACGAACACCGATTGACAAGAACAATGATGCAATTAAGGCGCTTGGCTACGGGCTGCTTGATTGGTACGGTCCATACACGAAAAAGACCACGACGCGCACTATACACAGGGCTAAGTATTGGGTATAATGGCCTTATGATAAAGCTGAATGAAGTTGTTAAGGTAGCGCGTGGTGAAGACTTTGCTGACAGGGGTGAAGTTATTACATCCTTGACGGTTGCAAACTCTTTTATGTTTGACAAAAGAGTTTCAGATGAACAGAAACTTTATGGAATCAACAGGTCAATTGACATTATCTTTAATGGCTTGTACGGCGAGATTATTGAAAGGTTAAAAAATATAATCCATGTTGCTGACCTGAATCATGACCTATATGGAGCTATTGAAGCTAAGAAGTTACTGAATGATATTCGTGATACTTGTGGAATTATTGAGAAATTGCCAGAAAATCTGAAGTAATCAAATAAGTCTCACTAGGAATCTAGCGGGGTGGTTGTTCCTCACAGCGATGCGGGGATGCGACCACCCCTTTTTTATTTTCAAGGCGCTTATGAAGTATTCAGTTGATGAAGTGAAGGAACATGTAGCAAGTTGCGAAGATGCTAATGCAAATTACAGAGCATTGGCAGAGCGCGCACAGGCTGCATGGGAACTAAAAGCCTTTAACCGTGACCTACTCACGGCGATCAACATGGATGGGCAGGAGCAAGTGGTGCTGCCTACGCCATTTAATGACATTGGCTTGGCTACAAGGCTACTTAGCTCTATGCCTCGTGTAGAAGTGCCTGCTTCAGATGAAACAGAAGAGGCTGAAGAGGTTTCACAGCGCAAAGAGCGGTGGCTTTCTGCTGCTTATCAAAGAATCTATCAGCAGCAGCGCATGAATGTGGTGGCTTTGCTGGAACACTTCAGCTTCCTTCGTGGGCGGCACGCTTTTAGTGTCAATTGGGTGAAAGACGACTACCCCAAGAACATGCGGGACAAGGTTTTCCCGATTTTGATTCGTCCACTTGACCCTTTGAATGTGGGAATCAGTCGCAACCCACTTTACACAGACTATGCCTTCCATAAGTACTGTGAAAAGGTGGGCAAAGTAAAGCGCCGCTACCCAAAGCTGGAACTTGCCAAGAAGAAGGATGACGCTGAGGTTGATGTTATTGACTACTGGTGGACCGACCCGAAGGACGGCGACATTTGGCACTGTATCGTGGTCGATGGCGAGTTTGGTAAGAAGCCAACCAAGACCGACTACATGCACATCCCCATTGTGGTGGGGCATGGCGACCTTTCCAACTATCTGAACAATGATTGGAGTTCCCTGCCACTGATTTACCCAACCATTGACCTATGGAAGTATCAATGTCGCCTCACTTCGCAGATGGCTACTATGAATATGTGGTATGCACAGCCGCACGTAGCAGTAACCAACGAGAACGGCATGGACGTTGGCGACATTGACATTAAACCGGGCGTCTACAAGCAATATCCTATGGGCACCAGGTTCGAGCAGATACAAGTCAGACCAGACCTTGCCATTGTGCAGACCATTGAGCAGCGTGTAGCTTCTGCTATGCAGGATAGCACGTTTCCCAAAGTGATGTACGGGGATGCAGGCAACATTCAGAGCGGCTACGGGGTGAACAGCCTTGCCAACAATGCAAAGGGGCGCATTAACCCCTTCCGAGAGAATCTTGAAATGTCTTTGCAGCACGCTAATGAGATTATGTTTAGCCTCATTGAAACCTTCGGCGGGGCAACAGGTGTCAATGTGTGGGGCAAAGATGCTGCAACAAGCGCCACGTATCGGGCGACCCTGAATAAGGGTGACATTGATGGTCAGTATGACAACATTGTCACTCTGGAACCACTGATTCCAACTGACACAATGCAGAAAGAGACGTTGGGCATTCGCAAGGTAGAGATGGGCATTATGTCGCGACAGACTTACCGTGACAAAGTGAATGCCGAAGTGCTGCCGCCTGATGAGCAGTTGCGAGTTGACTTTGAGAATGTGATGAACACACCCGAAATGATGCCTAAGAAAGTCGTTGCGATCATGAAACGCAAGTTTCCCGATAACTGGATTGAGATGATTGCAGGCACGCAGCATGAGAAAGCAATCATTGAAGCTGGGCTTGCGCACAAGATGCCTGATGGAACATTGATGGAAGGGCAGATGCCACCGGAGCCACAGCCGATGCAGCCGCAAGGCTTGAACAATGGCATGGGCGGCGGCATTCCTCCGCAGCTTCAGGGGCAGATAACACCGGACATGCTGGGGCTACCGCAACAAGGCAACCCGCTGCTGTTTCAGGGCATGACAGGGCAGCAGATGC